GCTGTTAGGCCTATCTAAGAGCTGGGGAGTGGGGGATTTGAACCCCCACTTCTTCCACACCGGATTTACTTACGCAATGCTAGCTAACGCTTTCAATCTTTGTATTTGTGATACTGTCACAAATAGGCGAGAGCGTCATATCCAATTTGACTAACTCCCCGTATTTTGGTAGGGACGACAGGAATTGAACCTGTGACCTTGACTGTATAAGAGTCCTGCTCTAACCAACTGAGCTACGCCCCCATGTTGATCGCACCATTTTTTTCGTAGAGGTGCAAGACTCGAAAAGATTAAGACCGAGATGTCAAAGAACTTTTGTTCGTTAGATACAAGGCTAATATACCAAACCTTGCATAAAGTTTAAAATTTTAAAGTGTTAAAATCTGTTAAATTTTAGCCATAGCCTCCATGATCAACATTTTACCACGGCGAATTCGATTCTTAACAGTTTGAAGATTGACATTGTGCTTCTCTGCAATATCTTCGTACTTCATACTGTTGAGAAGGCGATCTTCGAGAATGTCTCGGTACATTGGCTTAAGACCTTTAATACAATTCAAAGCCAAAGCATATTGTTCCATCAACTGATTCTCTTCTTCAAGATAGTCTTTCTCAGTACGTTGCTCGTAATCATTAAGCAACTCGTCGATGGTTTCGTTAACGCCATTAGAGGCTGAAACTTCTACGCCGAAATCTTTCATGCCATCAATGCTATACTTGCGATTACGTTCGCGAATCCAACCAAGAGATTCATTAAAGGCAATGCGGTAGAGCCAAGTGGTGATTTGATATTTAGGATCATATTGGTCGATCTTGGTCCACATTTTGATCAGTGTATTAGCCAAAATATCTTCAGCTGCTTCTGCATCTTTAACCACATTCATGATGTAGTTGCGAAGGCCAGGTTGAACTCGCTTGTACAACAAGTTAAAGTCTTTTTCAGATCGAGATGCCAAGAAGTTTTCTGCGAGTTCGCGGTAGCTAGCAGTGTTTTGCATATAAGCTTGTTTTTAAGGGGTGAAAGTTACATGGTAAATATACCACAAAAAAATTAAACGGGAAACTTTAAATGTTAAAAATCGTTAAAAGTTTCTAAAAGTCGTTGTAGTTCTTGAGGCTTATAACCCCAAAGATCGGTAGATGCATTGATAATTCGCTTCTTGGGGTCTGACTTATACTTTTTACCAGGATATCCTATAACCGAATAATATCCATTAGACGACCCTGGCCATTCTTGCATCGGCCAATAAGATAAACTACACTCATAATCTTTAAGAGGAGTTATACGATTCATCATATAACTATTTCCTGGCATAAGCTTTTTATTATTTAATAACATGACCGCAGCATCGTGCTCAGCTGGCAACAAATAAATCTTGCCCCTGAGGCGCTGTAATGCGTCTTGAGCTGTCTTGGGATCCCAAGCGAAGTTTCCTAAATGATAAACTATATCTTCGTCAGTGACCACTGAATTCCAATTGCCAATTAACTCATTAGTCATATTGTCAACATCCTTAAATGGTCGCTTAAACTTAGAGATTGCGTTGGGCCTTCCCAACTGTAAGTTAGAAGTCACATATACTTTCATGTAGCTTTATATGTAAAAGGTAAAATAAGTTTATTGTACGTCATAAATACAACGCACTGACATGCCATGACCCTTAGACTTACTTGTTTGCCAAAGATCGTTATATCTGGCAATGCCATTTTTTGTATCTAAAATAGCTCTCGACCAAGCACTTTCTCTGCGATTTCTTTTTAGCGAGAAATGTGAGTCAGAAGTCCAATATGTTGCTATTAAATCTTGACCATAATAAACTCCGTCAATGTCTTTAATAACTCCAGCATAAACAGGATCAAACTCACTTGCAAATATTTGAGTATGCATATCTTGTGATTCTCCTCTATTTCCAACTGTATTTAATTCCGTCTTATTAAGGCCTAATATATCTTCAAGGTTTTTCCAATCTTGATCACTAGGAACTCTCCATCCAACTGGACAAACTCCTTCGTTGACTGCATACCAATTATATAAAAAACCTAATGTATCTAAAGTACTTAAGGGATTATAATATGCACCTGTTTCATCTTCACTCCATTCAGAACCTTCTCCTAATTCATTAATATTTACACCAGATGTGTATGTTGTAGTTCTTAAGTTTTCAGTAAACCAACACGTTGATCCAAATAAAGCTAAATCATATTGATAACCGTGATAATTTTCACTAACGCAATCTTCTTGATTATCACACACTCCATTATTATTTAAATCTTCTGCGCAATCGCCACCACAGACACCAATGGCATCGAGCTGGTTGCCGTTGCAGTCACAATCGCCGGCCGGGATGTCGCTACATCCGCATACATAAATCTCTCCAGGGCCATTGCAAATACCGCAAGCGTCGAGTGCGCCAATACAGTCGTCGACATCGTCACAGATGCCATCGTCGTCGGCATCTGAGTTACAAGTTCCATTGCAAACACCTAAAGCATCATAATTACCTACACAATTATCTACATCGTCGCAAATGCCATCGCTATCAACATCTGCTTGACAAGATCCTCCACAAACTCCTATTGCATCATTATAAAGGCATGAGCCGTCATCTACTGTTGCCGAAGAATTGTAATTACATGCGTTAGAATTTGTACATCCTTCATTAGATCCATATAAATTACTACCGTTTGCAAACATAGCCTGTCTATATAAATCTCCCCAAGCGTGCATCCTATCTATTTGACCGTCAGTAAACTTTAAGTTAGAACAACCATGATAAGACATTATATTTTCAGGATCTGCACCATTTCCATTATTTACAAATCCTGGACATACTATACTACAACCCCCTAAAACACCGATTTGCGGAGGGGTATCACAAACTAGATCACCTTGAGTTTGACAATTACTTTCTTGACTAGCTTCTAAACATGAAGGATATCCATAATAATAAGTATCATATGTTTGTCCCTGAGAAGTTTGTTTATGAAAGCTATGATATAATCCTAAAAAATGACCCACTTCATGTGCATTAGTTTTACTAGTTGTACTTTTAAAATAAGAAGGGTCTACAAAATATCCAGGAACATAATTTGCACTTAAAAATGTAAATCCAGCAGCACCGCCTGACATTTCAATAACATAGACATTTAAATATTGAGAATTTAAATAGCCAAATGTATTCCAAAAATATCCAGCAGAATCAGCAATAGTTAAATAAGATGCATTTACATAAAATTCAGTACCGTAATCGTTTAAATCTATATTTCTATATCCGTTAAAAGTTTGATTAGTTAATGGATCTATGAATGTATTTCCATCTGGGTTACGATCAGCTAATACAAACGTTATTTCTGAATCCGTTTGGTCTGTTGTACCTATTCCAGATTGGAATTGAATATTTAAAAGATCTACAGCATCAACAACTTGAGAATAACTAACATTGGATCCATATCCTAATGTATTTGTATTATCGTGTAATACATTTACAACAAGCGGTATTATTCTTTCTTGAGAAAAAATTGAGTTACACATTGTTAAACAGAACAATGTAAATATAATTAGGTTTTTCATGGTTTTACAAAAATAAAGCGGGATTAATCCCGCTTTATTTATCTTATTTTTATGTGTTTATTTTAATCTTCTAAAATGCATCTAACCGAAAGACCGTGACCTTTTCCTCCGCTAGTTTGCCATAGATCGTGATATCTACCAATAGCAGATAAATCTTGATCTGCAAAAATAGCCCTAGACCATGCGCTTTCACTATACCTTGGTTTTGTACTGAAGAAAGCACTTTGTGTCCAATAATAACCTGCATTTCCAAGTTGTCTAAATTGACCATCTCCATCAACTCTTATGCCTCCAAAATCTCCTGACCAACCTGTTGTTCCATTTGGACCTATAGCATCTCCGGTTAAAGTAGAAATACCTCTATATCCTGTTGAATTTAGTTCAGATCTAGACATACCAGTAAAGTCTTCAAGATTTTTAAAGTCTTTATCGGTTGGAACTTTCCAACCAACAGGACATAAATTACCAGTATTTATTGCATACCAATTATATAAATATCCATATTGGTTTGTATTACTATCATCATTATCATATTTAGAATAGGCTCCAGAAGTTGCATCTGACCAAGCCTGATTATCTTGTATTTCAGATATTGATTGATTATTATTGTATATTCTAGTTCTCAAATTCTCAGTAAACCAACATTGATCTCCTATTTGTTCAACGCTGTATGTATGTCCATCAAAAGTTGGAGCTAAACAACTTAAAAGTTCAGCTTGTTGAGCAACGTCACAGATGCCATCACCGTTTACATCAGATGCACAGTCTCCTCCACAAATACCAATTGCATCTTCAACTTGACCAGCACAGTCGCATGCACCTTCGGGTATGCCATTGCCTCCACAAACGCCACACTCGTCGCGCACTAGAATAGCTCCATCGTCAACGTTAGCACTTGGATCAAAATTACAAAGTAAAGTTGAGCTTAAAGAAGTAGATCCATCAACAACGTCTTGTTGAGGTAAAGAGTATGTAGTTCCACCTACTCTAACTTCAGGTGCTTCAGCTCCAGAAACACATCTAACTTGCCTATAAGAAGTGACCCAATTACCTTGAATTGTACTAGAAGTACAATAATCAGGTGCATTATTCAAACAAGTTGGAGTAAAATTATTATACTTAAGACCATCGGAATAGTAATCAATAGTTCTTCCATTAGATATGTAAGTAATTTTTTCATATTCAGGAAAACTAAATCCAAAAGCACGTTCGCCCGATTGTAATTGAATGGCAGGATACCACCAATTTCTTCTTCCATCAATGTCCTTCCACGCTCCTACTGCGCCCCAACCTTGTCGACCAGGTGCTACTCGAATCTGATATGGAGCACTTCCATATCCGTCAGGATCACCGACCACAAGTTCCTGGTTATATGTACCATTAAATCCAAAGTCATTATCACCATAATATACGTTATAACTCCATCCCCAACCTAGTTCTGAAGATTCAGATTTAGACAAAGTTAAAGCCTTTTTTGCAGATGGTCCAGCCGCATCGGCTAATAATTCAAAATCAGAAAGACTAGCTACCCTAAACCCTTCTGGGCAAATATTTTTTTGATTAGGATCATTAGGATTATCATATGCTAAATAGTTATAGAAAAATCCTCCAAATTTATCTCTACTGTTAGGTTCATCCCATTCTTCTTGACTTACAAATGCGTTATATGCAGATGAAATATTATTAGCCAATCTTGGATCTATATATGCAGCGAAAAGGCTATCAGTATCTCTAAAAACTTCAGCATAGGTCGGCATATCAGTTGAGTCAATTCTCATGATAGGTGTTCCATCGCTATATACCGAGGTTTTAAGATTTTCTGCAAACCAACATTGATTACCAATAGATACTACATCATGATCTATTCCGTCAACTGTTATAAAGGTTATTGGATTTCCATTTACATCTACGCAATTATTAGCAGCTGAAACTGTATCAATAGCTGCATTAGGATAACCTAATGTATTTATTTTTGCCCAATATCTTTCTCCTTCTTGAAGACCATCAAACGTGGTTTTAGTAATAGCCTTTCTATATATGTGTTCATCATGAACGTAGCTTAAATATATTGTTGTATCTTTAACTATATTATTAAAATTTTCGTCAGAAGCTAAAAGTATATTTACATCTCCGGCTTCTAATGTTCCTTGATCTATTGCTTCTATGGTGGTAGTTATAGTACCAGGTTCTGAAACTTCAAAATCGAAATTTACATTAGCTAATTCAAAAGGATCATTTAAACTAGCATTATCACAAAATCCGTTATTTCCACCGGTATAGCATTGCTCATTAGATACGAACCCTTCAGGTACATTAAATCTATACATAAGTGGATATGGTAAAGTATCTGGTTGAGTTGTAAGATTCACATCACTTGAAGCAGAAGTAATTTTTGAGCCCATTCCATTGAATCCTACAAAAGTAACTCCATTTTGAGGATTAGCAAGATGATCTAACCATGTTTCATCCATAGAATAAAGAACTTCTGTACCATTTAAAAGAACACTAAAGTTACATCCGTCCAAACAAGATTCGTAAATTAAGTGAGAAACTTGACCGGCGCCAGGACCATCTGTTAGCGCGTATCCATCAAAGAATCTAAGAACATATTCGCCAGGCTCTAAATACCAAGTATTAATAACTTCCCATGAATCATTTGAACCTGTTGCGTTATACCGTGTAATAAATGGATATACATTTCCATAAACATCATCTCCATATCCATCAAATGCATAAGTTTCAGCTGCTTTCTTTTTATTTGTAAGAAATGAATTAGACCACCATTTTCTACCGTCCATAACTATTTCATCGTTATTTACGTCATAGATATCAAATTGTTTAAACATCCAAAATGCACGCTTATAATTAGATTGTATAGATATAGAGCCATCAGCCTGTCTATCTAATTGATACGTCTTTGTGTTATCTCCTAGATATGCATCATTTGGAGATTGAGAAACGGCCGCGGTAATAGACCACGTCCCCTCATCTTTTATTTGTACTTCAGGAAATGAAACATTAAATATCTGTGACGCTTCAATTGCAGCTAAGTCATTTTGGTCATAAGAATATTGAAACGTTTCTACTCCATTACTTACTTGTAAATCAATAGAATATTGAGATTCTGTAAAATCTCCACTATTTTCTAATATAACAATAGGCTTAAATTTATTAATACCCGTTCTATCTATAGAGATATCTATTCCAAGATTATTTACAGCAACTGCTGTAGTAATCCAAGATTGATTAGCCAATTCAGTTCTTACGTTTTGTAAAGTTGCTCTCATTCTACAAACTTGATCTTGAGTAAAATGACGCTTACACTGAGGAGAAGTATCATCCATATAGTTATGAACATCTGGATATTCATCCAATTCGGTTTCGTAAAAATTTTGGGTTTGACCTCCCCCAACGACTGGAGCTCTAGATGAACAAAGACTACTACAGTTTCTAGGGGTAGGAGGGGTGTCACAACATCTATCACCTTCTGTATTACAATCTACTTCATTATTAGCATCTTCAGGAGTAGATGTATCATACCACGTTTGATAAAGCCCTAAATATGTGCCGACTGCTTCAGTAAAGAATGCATTTAAACCTGTTGCAAAAGAAGAAGGCAAATTTCCATAGCCAAATCTATTAGCTTGAATCACAATTCCGTCTAAATCAGATAAATTGACAGATGGAAATGTTCCGAACGTCATTGTTCCACATCCTCCATTATTATTATCAATTTCAGGAACTACCCAAACATTTAAGTAATTTTCTCTAGGCCACCCAGTCGCTTGTTTTATAGCTAATTCATTGGGTAATAATAAATCAGAAGATTCTCTGACAAGACCATGTTCTACAAAATTAGCATCAGAAGAAAAATCATGCCTAATAATACCAGTTGTAGGATTTCCAGATGGATCTCTATGTGCTAAAACAAATCTTATACCCGCATCTAAAGATGTGGCCTCCCTATCTTCTCCTTCTAACCAATAGGGAATCCAAGTATTATCAAATCTATCATTTAAGTTTTGTAAAGAAGTTAATACATGCTCTCTTGCTACATTAGCTGTTAAAGAAGGCTGAAGAGCATAATTTTCTTTCCATTGCACTTCTGCATAATTGACAGTTAAATCAATAGGTTCTCCTTTGTGAATAATATGAAATACTACGGGTATTTCATAGATATCAGAGCCGTCTCCACAGTTCTCAAAATTTTGAGATATTAGATTTTCAGCAGCTTGTACACCAACATCATATGTCAATCTATCTACCTGTGAATAACCAGATATCGCTAAAATCATTATTAAAAATAAGTTTACTATTCTTTTCATTTTTATGTGTGTTTATTTAATTACAAATTTAATATTGAAATCTTTCCAAAGAAGATCTATGAATTCTGACTCATTTGTACTACCCACAGAATTAGCAATACGCTTATCGTCAGTAGTATCTATAAACAAATAAATAACGAAATCAAAATGAGTAGAGTAAATCATAGATTGGCCAATGCCAGATCTAAGAGCTGATCCGCTTTCTCCCTTTTTAAATTCGATTCCAATCTTTAAACCCTCGGTTTCTAAAACCATATCGGGCCTATTTTGTGTTCCCATAAAAAGAACGTGATTTACCGTAGTATTCACGTTCCCCTCCCATTTTAGATTTTTCTTAACAACTTCTTTAGCTCTATCTTTAGAAATACCTTTTTCTTCGACCATTCTCTCGGCTAAAGCATCAACAAGATGAGGATAAATGAATTGCTTAATGCTATCCTCATTCTTATTTCGATAGTTTATAGTATGAAAAATATCATTGTGGGTCATAGCCTCGCTAACCATGTCCAACAATGATATTCTTTTCTTACTTTTACTTGCTTGTCTCATCTGCAATAAGTTCTACGTCTTCTTCACTGATTTCTTCAGCGTTTGACATCTTATCAATTTCTGAATCAAGTGTTGCCAATTCAGAGTGTACTTTTTGAATCTCGGCATTCATTTCAGCGAGCTTAGACATGGCAGAAGTAACTGTCTCTCCAACAACTGTCAACATCTTAATAAATTTTCTAGCGCTTTCAACGCCAGTTCCTTCAACATTCAACAATGCCTGATATAATCCATTAAGTTCGTGACCTCTAAGAGAAACTTCAACTACTCCATCGCTATCGGACTTCGCCAGTGCAGTAGATTGTTCTTTAAGCTTATCATATAGAGTAACTAGAACTGCTGCGTTCTGAGTCTTCCATGTGTATCCCTTATTAAGATGATCCATGATTGTTTTGAGCATTTTTCTATCTTCTAAATTGATAACGAAGGCATGCTCTGCCTGTTGAACTTGAAGCTCTTCGGCTTTCTTTTCAAGCTCAGTCCTACGAGCTTTTAAATCTTCTAGATTTTTCATTTTTTTAAAATTTTAAAAAATTAACTTTTTATATATTCTCAAAAATCTTCGTTCTTGATGCGAATATCGAAATCACTAAACTTATCAAACTGTTCATCGTCAGTTGACATTCTACGCCAAATAGAATCATTAACATCGTTTCTATCATTTAGTCGCTGAACTCTTGTCATTCTAGGTATATCTAAATAGATGACTAAGCATCTGTCTCTGTACGCTTTAGGTAACATATCTAAACCATCCTTTGACATAATCATAACATCGGCCTTTTCAAACTCTTCGATAGAAAGGCCATATTTCCAATTATTAAATTCCATCCACTCTAACATTTCACCTGATTCTATGATCTGATCAAATTGTTCTTCTGATACAAAATAATAATCCTCGCCTTCTTTTTCATTTTGACGAGGTTGCCTAGTTGTATAACTAATACCCGACTTAAACCCTTTATTTTCTATTTTCTTTTTAAGGTGGTCTTTACCAGCTGCCGCTTTTCCTACAACTATAAGTTTCATTTTTTATCATTATTTTTAACAGATGAGACCACATATGTTTGAACAGCCTCAGGATCGTTTATCACTCTTTCAATGTCTATCTTAGTAAAACCAAGTTTTGCTAAGAATTGACAAGCTCTATCAAATGCGGGCTCAGGTATACATCCCCAAACAGCATTATCATTGACAATACTGTTTATATACAAGTGTTCAAACATGTCATCTGACATACCTGTATAATCTATGGGCTTAAATGTATTCATCTTCATCTAGCCAATCTTGCCAGTTATTAGATTTCTTCTTAGAATTTTGTTTTCTACTCTTCTCGTTCCTTTCACTTAATTTTCTTTTACGATCCACCGGATCTATATCGAAATTACGAGATTTATCCTTCTTTTTCATTTTTTAACTAAATTTTTTAGCTAATTGTTGAATACCAATAATCGTTATTATTTATATGATAAGGAACTGTAACTGTTTCTGTTTTATTTTCTAGAAGTACAGTTGCTTCATCGATTGTTATATGTCCTTTTTCAAGAAGTTGTCGGACGATAGCTTGTTTTGTCATCTTCAATCATTTTATTTAGAGATTCTAAAATCTCTTCCTTTGACATGGCATCATAATTCTCTATGATATCATATACCGCTAATTTGTAATAAAGTGTTGTTTTATGCATATTTACTAATTTGTGTGGCGGAGAGGGAGGGATTCGAACCCCCGGTACCGTGAGGTACGCCGGTTTTCAAGACCGGTGCATTCGACCACTCTGCCACCTCTCCGTTTAGCTATGTATCTTATAAACTATTGATTTACTTAAAATGTCTCGTGAATATTCTTTGTAAATTCTTTTTGATACTTTTTCAGCAACTGATTTAGCATATTCTAAATCTCTAAACACCTTTGGGTGTTCTTCCATATACATACGTATTCCTAAGAAATAATGTTTTTCAACTATCTTATATACGATCAACTCCTCCTCTAGCCTGTACTCAACTATCTCTACTTTGTACGAAGTGGCTTTCATCTTATGATTTTTTTTAGTACGCCCGATAGGATTCGAACCTATGACCCACAGCTTAGAAGGCTGTTGCTCTATCCAGCTGAGCTACGAGCGCATATTATAATTTAGTACGGGCGGAGAGACTCGAACTCTCACTCCTAGGAACTAGTGCCTAAAACTAGCGCGTCTACCAATTCCGCCACGCCCGCATTTCTTTCAAAGAACATATCTTATATAGTGTCCTTTGATCAAGTTTCAAATAAATTAAGCCAATTTAGCTTCGGCAGCTGGATCAAGATCAGTAATAGTAATCTTAGCTTGTCCAGATTGTAATAAGTCAATAAGCTCCTGTAAGTTAGATAATGAATCGCCTCCTCCAGTATTATTTCCAGAATTTCCAGAAGGAGTTAAGCCTACAACTTCTGTTAAACCATCGACCGCTTTTGCCATAGCTTCTCCTACGGTTTTACTTCCTTCAGCTTGACTATTAACTGTACCTTCAAAGTCAGCTATCATCCTAGCTAATTCTCTAACAGCTTCTGTTAACTTTTCGCCAAGCTCTTCCATTGCGTTTCTTCTACCATTTTGATACAAATAAGCTAAAGCTTTAAACATATCAGTAGTGGCATTAATGGCCTCAACGTCCATTGTATTGCTTGAATTGGAAATATCTTTGTAAGATTTAGCCATCTTCTCGAGAGCCGTAGCTTGAGAATTAAATGAAGATCTAGCTAGTTGTCTAGCCATTTTATGAGCCCATTCTATACCATTAACATTAACCCCTCCCATTTTATCCATAGCCGAAGCAATTTGTGTCATAGGCCTTGACATTGCTATAATGGCTTTGCTACTAGAAGCCATAACTTCAAACATTCTAATATAAGCATCAGATCTCATTACGAGCATTGTAGCTGATATGCTAGCTAAAGATGGAGCAATACTATATAACATAGCTTCTCCTTGCTTGGTTAAATCTGATTTAGCTAATGAATCAAAGACAGCTGAAATCTCTTTTAAAATTTCTACAGAAATAGTAGACATTAAAATTAAAGCGTCTGCTGACATTTTCATACCTGTACCAAGTTTATCAGCATTTATAGACATTCTATGTATAGATGTAGATATAGAACTAATAGGATCTACTAAAGGCGACCAATTTACTTCATTAAATAATTTTATAACCGCATCGATATTCTCTTTTGTTAGTCTATTCAAAGCGTTAACCATGGTATTCATTCCATTAGCAGTTAACATTACTCCCCTACCCGCAGCCATTGCAGATTCAGCTAAAATAGTCATAGATTCGGCAACCGATCTAACTGGTTCATGAATAGATTTCCAAGGAACATCGAAAAATAAAGCTTTAAGTCTTTTAATAGGATCTTCATTTAAAGTACTTAAGGATCTTATCATACTATTAAAGGGAGATGCTATACTTTTTATAAATTCGGCTATTTCTTTCTTGGGAGTATAATTAGATATGTTATAAATAAATTGATTCATAACTTCCATATCTGGGCCTCCCATCAAAAAGCTAACTGCCCTACCTATTTCTTCAATTGGCTTTGCCAATTTAAGTATTTTTGGACCCATATTTATTATATCTTGTAAAATATCTAAAGGTCCCTTAGTCTCTTCACCTGATATCCAATCTACAAATGCCTTTCCAGCATTAAATAGAGATGCTCCTAAACCTGCAGCTGCAGCACCTGCTGATGCAGCAGCCAATATCAATAAAGAGCCAGCAATCGCAATTATACCGCCAGCAAGAGGTAAAAGATTATCAATTCCTACTTCTTCTTTAAGTCTTTTAAGAATATCAACTATACCATTTACAGGCGTTAATAAAGCTTCAGTAAGCATAGCAGAAGATGCTGTTAAATCTGGTAGTTTACTAAAGATCCATGCAACAACCCATATACCAGCTGCTATAACGATCATACCTACAACACCAAGTAATAAACCTACTGCACCAATACCCGTTGTGGCAATAAGTCCTATAGCTAGTGCAGGTATCGTAAATGCAAGTAATGAAATAGCAACCGCACCTGACCAAGCAATCGGAGGTGCAACAAAACCTACACCGTTTAACATATTAAATATCCAACCAACTGCAAGTATAGCTAATGCGATAACAGCGACTCCTACAATACCTTGTAGCATTGTAGATATTCCAAGCATTTTAGTTAATAGTGATACACCTGCATAACCCAATCCAAATACTAATAAAGCTAATCCTGCCTTTAATGACCAATCATACGGTGGCGCGACAAAAGCTCCAATTGAACCCAAATAAGAAAATATGAAAGCCGTACCAACTATAGCCAAAGCAACAAATACACTAGCTATAGCTGCCTTAGCTAAATCTCCATAAGAAACTCGTTTCATACTACGCGCTAATAACACAAATGCGAATGAGAATGTAAGTAAAGATAATCCGGCTAATAATGAAAATTTAACACCTGGCATGTTATCGGGATCTCCTGGATAAAGAGCAAATGCATAAGCTACACCAACTGCAGCCAACGCTAGAAGAACAAGAACTCCAGCTGCCATAGCAATAGTTTTAGGCTTCTTTCTACCTATAGCTTTTATTATACTAGCAAATGTCTTTGAATATATGAAAAGTATAATTCCTGTCAATATGGTAAATTTGATACCTGGCATGTTACTGGGATCTCCTGGATAAAGAGCAAATGCATAAGCTACACCAACTGCAGCCAACGCTAGAAGAACAAGAACGCCTGATGCTATAGCAATAGTTTTAGGCCTTTTTCCGCCTATAGCTTTTATTATACTAGCAAATGTCTTTGAGTATATTAAAAGTATAATTCCCGTCAATATGGTAAATTTGATACCTGGCATGTTACTGGGATCTCCTGGATAAAGAGCAAATGCATAAGCTACACCAACTGCAGCCAACGCTAGAAGAATAAGAACGCCCGATGCCATAGCAATAGTTTTAGGCTTCTTTCTACCTATAGCTTTTATTACATTAGCAAATGTTTTTGAATATATCCAAAGTAGAACTCCAGTTACTATAGCAAATGCGACGCCTGGCATGTTACCGGGATCTCCTGGATAAAGAGCAAAAGCATATGCTACACCTACTGCGGCTAATGCTAGAAGAACAAGAATACCCGCTGCCATGGCAACGGTTTTAGGCTTCTTTCTACCTATAGCTCCTATTATATTAGCAAATGTCTTTGAATATATCCAAAGTACAATTCCCGTTACTATAGCAAACGTGATATCAGGTGTTACAGTAGAGGTAGGATATAGTTTCATAACTAAGGCAACCGCAACAAATCCAGTGGCCAAAAGTATCATTGTAGCAATACCCATAGCAAGCTGTTGAATTCCTTTTTTATCAGCTTTAATATTATGCTTGCTTAAAGTTTTTAAAATCATCATTAGATTCTGCGTTAACGGAACCAATGATAACCCTATTAATGCAGCTGTAACTATTTGTCCCATAGATGGTATAGCCATCATTTTAAGAAAATATGAAACTATCATAATAGCTGCTCCCATAGCTATCATAGCACCTATTGTAAAACCAAGAGCGGTTTTAGCATCCATTCCTCTGGCGCCATCATCAGGCTTAAAACGACCCCCAGATAAAGCGCCTATGTTTTTATTAGCCATACCTAACAATACAGCTGTATTAGATCTAACAGGCTTTATAGCTTGGTAAATCTTGATAAATGCGCTTGTCATAGGTATAAATGCTAAAGCAATTAAAGCTGCAGTGGCAAGCTGTTTAGGACTAACATCAGCTACAAAACTTAATATATTACTAGCAGCTGCTAAGCCTATTGAAGCCGCTACCATAAATAAAGCCACTTTAACACCTTCTATTCCCGTAAACTTAAATCCCCCTCCACCGGATTGTTCTTTCATCTCTTGTCGCTTTGCAACAACAAGCTCTCCTATGTGGGCTTTTATATCTGTTAGTAAAGAAGTTTGTTTTTTAGATTCCACTAAACCCTCTGCGGCTATATTATTGCCAGCTACCGTCAATAATTCTATACTAGAAAGCCTAGCCTCGTTTCTTTCAGCAACGGACTCTAACTTTCTTACAGGGCTTATTAAAGCGTCAAACTGCTTTTGTGTCATCTAAATAAATGTAATTAAAACTTTAACTCTCCGTATAAGTCTTCGTCTTTGGACTTTAATTTATTACCTAAATCTTTAATAGTATCGGGATTATCAATAAGATACTGCACAATAGCATCTATAGCAAAGTTTCCTGCTTTTGCTAACATTTTGCCAGCAGTTTTAGCAAAACCCTTTGCTTCATTAATATCTTCGGTATGATTAATATTATTAGATTCTGTAAAAGAATGAAAATCTTGTACCATTATAATATAGTATTTTTCTTTATATATCTAAGAAAAAAGAGGAGCATAGCTCCTCTTTTTATGTTTACATTTTAGGAATACTAATCTTTGGCATTGCGGGTATTTTAGGTGTCATACTACCCATTGCAGAAGATTGTGCTTCGTTTTGTTTCTCGTTTTGTTTATTCTCCTCTTTAATGTGCTCAACTAAATCTTTAACTAAATAGTGAAACTCATAGTATTCTAGATTGTCAAGCTCTGACGGTTGAATGTGTAGTTTAAGATACACATAAAACTTGGTCTTAAAGAAGTTCTCCAGAGAAATCTTGAATAATGAAAATAGATTTGATGCCGTCGCGAAAGTTAATAGGTACAGAGGCCTCCTCATCCTCGACGATAACTTGCATCTCTGGTTGTATACCGATTTTCATTTTTTCTGCTAGTCTATAAAGAAGTGTATACTTCTTATTATCCCACCCATTCATATCAATCTCCATATCAAATATCTTTCTTTGATTAAAGTTTCTCCAATCTGTAGAAATAAATGGAATTATTTGAATTAATGATTGATCGATATTAATTCCTTTTTCTTGTCTTTCTTTAATATACTTAGTAATCTCTTGCATAACTCCAATTGAAGGCGGCTTCATAAAGATTTCTCCATAAGATTTAGTTTGAACTATAAAGCCGCGAGCATTAGCATCGTAGTACTTTTCAATTTCATTTGGAATCTCAAAGTATCTAAAGTAGTCTCTTTTGATTTCAATATCATGAGCATTACCGCTAGGAGCAGTAAAGTTAACTTTTAGAGCATTTTCAGGCTCTGGAAAGGTCAAATCTCTAATCGATAAGATAATAAAGAACCTATCTTCTTCACATATATCTTTAAATGAAACTCGGCTTTCAGATGCAGAAACTACGGTACAAGATTGTACGATTGAGTTTAGCTTTTCGTCAATGTCAAGAATGTTATTCTCATCCATTGTTGAGAAATGCCTAATCTCTGCAACTTTAGCAGATCTTATCTTAATAGACATATCTTTTGGGTAGAATCTACCCCTAGATGGTAAATCTTCTAAATTTACTTGATGCCATCCTAAATGTAAATCAGAAGACGCTGCTGTATCTGGTCCAAATTTATCCATATTTACAGATCCTAGACCCTGCTGTTCTATAGCATTCTCTATAATTTCAGCGTCTTGAATGTTAGAATTAACTCCTCCTTCCATTTCTTTTTGTTCAAGGATTTTCTCTAGATCCTTATCGTTTGTATTGTCGTTCATATCCTTTATTTTGATTTAAGGTTTTTAATATTTTCTCTGGTAATAGACATTTGTTGAGGTGTTCTTTGCTTAATCTCTCGTTGTATCAGTTCTCTGATGAACGCGCTTACTGATATAGGCCTAGACTCGCTTTCAATGGCTTCATTTAATATGATTCTATTAACCAAATTTACTTCATCCTCAGTTAAGAGAACTTGTAATTTCTTTGTTAATTTATCTCGTTTATTCGACATAATATATTGATATTGTAATATATTTATTCTTCAAAAGAATAGGAGAAGTCACAAGAACCCCTCCTTATTCTTTAATGTTTATTAGTTTAACTCTTCGTTATAAACGTCAGATCTCCAAGTGATTTCAAGAGTCGCTGGTTCAGCTGAGCTGTAATCTAGCGTGCCTGCAAATCCAAGACCAGATGTAATGAAACAATCTTCAAGAGTTACTTTTCTGTAGATGTCGCCCTTTCTATCGAATTGAACAACTATAATAGTTCCACAGTAATCTCTCTTTAGACCCATTTCACCTGTTTCTGGGTTATATTGAGATCTGTACCATTGTCTTAACGTCTTATAAACGTAAGCTTGGTTAGAATCATTTAAGTTTAATGAGAAGTTGATAGTTACATCAAGCGCAGTGCCATCTGGCATACCAGCGAATGATCTGGTAGCAAACTTATACTTTTGCTCAACTGCTGCAACCTCTCTATGAACACCTTCTAGACCTGAGATTGAATTAACGTGTTGCAATAACATGTCAGTTCCTTCGACGGCGTCTGGCGCAAGTATAGTAACCTCAAATAGGTTAGTCTGTACTGGCTCGTACTGTCTGTTCTTCTTGCTAGTTTGATCTTCTCTGTAGTGTGGTAAACCTGCCATTTTTAATTTGTATATTTTATTTTATATATCACAGATTATGAGAAGTTACCTGTTGCAATTTCACCAGTATTTAGAACAGTGACTCTAGATACTAGAATCTCTAAACCTTTGACTGGCTCAACATAAGTATCAAGAATACCCATATTTGCATCAATTACCTCATTTGTGTTATTTGTTGTATCCATAATGTTACGGTAGTCGTAAACTCCACCGTCCTTCTTAATCGCTTCCATAAATGCGTCAGCTAGAGTCTTAATCTCAAGTCTAGTTTGTGCAGTATTGAACTCGAACAAGTAGTTTTGTAGAATCTCGGCTAGACCATCCTCAATGTAAATAAGAGCTTCTCTAACGTGAGCTGAAGAAAGAGCCGAAGTAATCTTTTGCTGTGCAGTCTTATTGCCTTTAACAACTAGACCAACGCCTCTTTCAAATACAATAGGGTTAATACCGAATGGCTCAACTACATCTCTATCAAGTTTATCAAATGCATATTCAACCGTTTGAACATCAACACCTGTTACAACGCCTCTTCTTGGACCTGCAATAATAGACCAAGGTAAAGCGCTAGTATACTTATCAATATAGTTGTTAGAAATATATGCTGCCGGTGGAATAATCTTTCTCTTACCGTTTTCGATAACGACTAAACCAGGGCCATAATAGAAACCATAGTTAGCTCCTTCTAAAACTTCAGGCATTTTGTATAGTCTTGATGGGTTTTGGTCTAGATTACCTCCGGTTGCAATAAACTTAGTCTTAAATACATCATTAGCATCAACGAAAGATGGGTTAGTGCATTTTCTAAGTTCCGTAACCATAGGTGCATTCAAGATAGCAGAAGCATTTTGTCTTTCTCTTGCAAGCTGACAAAACTCAACCTTATTAAAGATTTCATTGTTCTCTAAAGAACCAAAAGTATCAACTAAGTATCTATAAGTGATAGCATCTTTATCTACTAATGTATTGGCAAATCCTTTATCTTCACCAGGAACTAGCATTTGTAGCAAGTTCTTGATTAATTTTGGTTGAATTACGCTACCGGATAACGGGAACGTCTTATAAGAAGTAGTTGCTTCATTATATGACTTGAAAGAGTATAGTGGTCTTGCATCAATTTGTCTATGACCTACAATTGTAACTTTATGTCTTATAACTCCACCTCCTTCTTCTTCTGTAGATTTAACAATTTGAAGAATTCTAGAAAGCTTTCCACCTGGAATAGACATATATTGTCCGACTTTAATATCATCATTAAATGTAGGAGCTGGGTCACCAGGCTGTTGTGCTTTATCAAAGATAATAACTCCTGCGCCTTGAATTTCATGAGTCCAGCCATCTTGCTGAGCATCTGGGAATTCTATAACTCTAGAATTTAAATCAATTGTATATTTACCGATTTGAGCAGGAGCTGCTGTGTTAATGGCTAATGAAAGCGGTTGAGTTAAATCTAAATTATTAACCCAGTCTTGTAGACCTTGCGTAATTGTAATATCTAATTGAAGATCTAATTGACCTGCGTTTTCAGTAACATTAACTATTTCATACCATGCTCCGTTTAATTCAACGAAGGCTCCAACAACTGCTGAACCTGTATTGAATCCAGCAACGTTTAAAAATCTAAATGTTGTATTTCCGTTTACAAATTGAACAGGAGTATCTGCTGAAGTAAAAGAAAGAGGAGTTCCAGCAGATCCGTTTCCTAAATCTGCAACCTCTTCACCTGAAGTTGTTATAACTGTAACATCAGCAGCCGAAAAATATTCTACGTTTTCAACTCTTGCAAATTCACCAGATTCTGATGAAGATACAAAATCGCCTTCTAGAAGATCTGATTCTAAATCTTGTCCGTAAACTCTAAGCTCATTAACATCTGTTTTATCAATTAATCCAGTAACCGCTATGTTTGTGACATCAGCTGCTCCCAATTGATCAAGAGCTGTAGATTGCTTAATAATATGAGAAAGAACTTCATAATCTTGATATGCATCAAAAGAGTCTCCTACTAAATCTACATAAGAAGTAGCATCCTCATTCACTGCACAGAAAAGACCTGTTTTTCTAGTTTCTAAGTTTATTAAAGCTTCAATGTACATTTGTCTACCTTCTAGGTCAACAAAGTCAGGAATTAAACAACCTGTATAATTTGCAATTAGAGAAACTTCTCTTAAGTTAGCAAATGCAGCAAGCTTATCTTTTTCAAGACCATCTTCATCAAAATATGCTCCATAAACTGGGTCATTATTTAGTTCAGATGCGTCAAACTTACCCTTAAACACTAATACATCTATCATGTATTCTGAGATATAATCTAAAGGATCAACACCATCTGGTTGATTTCCTTCTCCATACCACTCTCTTGCTGTAATTTCAAAACCCCTCGTATCAGAAGCTTGTCTTACAATAATAGTAATTGGATCTTGCTTAATATTGACAAAGTTTAAAGTGTTATCTTGCAGAGCCGTTTCAGCGTCTGAAGCTGAACCATATGATTCTCTAACAACTTTTAGTAGTTTATCATCAGTTGGAATCCAAAATCTTTCAGTGTCGTGGTAACTTGCAAATGTAGAATTTCCATTATCAGAAGAAAGGCCCTGCTTAGAACCATTTGTGACTACAGATGCCCAAGAAGCAGTATCTGTTTCTTCAACATTAAGTAAGTTTACTGCTAAGATTGGTCCTCTTGAAAGAGCCTCTAAAGCAGATCTGTGAAAGTACATTCCTCTTCTTTCTAAGTTCTTATCAGCAGAGCCGAAAGCTTGAATAAATTGTTCTGTGTTTTCAATAAACACTGGAGTATTATAAGGGCCTGTTTGTGAGTGACCAACGACCAATCTAATAGTCTCTTGTGGAACATTTACTGTTTGTGATTTATCAAACTCTAGTCTATAAACACCAGAGCTCTTAAACTGTTGTAGTTCGGGACTTATTGCCATATCTTTTAATTTGTTTTTTTACTTTTTGTATATATCTGTCGTCTTAAGCGTTTTTACTTTAACAAGTCATAAATATCATATTGTAAATCTCCTTGATCTTGTGAATCTCTGTAAAGTATCTCTTCCATCTTAGCATGTTTATTTTCATCAATAAAATCTAATAATTCTTCTATATAGTCTGCATAGTCTGTAGTATTAAAAAACTCTGTAGATGTAATAGCCGTCATAATAATATCATCATTACCCATTTGAGCACCATATGAGCCATTAGGTAATGTACCAAATAAACTTGCCTCTTTTACCGTTTCTTCATCTGTCACTTCTATTCTATTATCTTTATGTAGTTTTGCAAAGTTTTGACAGAAAATAGCCTTGTTATCAGATCTTAATTTAATACCGGGTTTTAAAGTTTTAGAATCGTGCCTATGTTTAAAGCGCACAACCATATCATCATCAAAATCATTTCTTTGAGGAAATATAGTTCTTAAATATTGTAAAAGAACTGTACCATATGTATTGTATTCTATTATCATTTTAACATTTTCAAAATAGAATATATCAATAGCAAGCACGTATAGTATTTTTGCAAAATCCTCTATGACATGTTCATTTGATCTAAAGACACAAACCTGTTGTAATTTAAAGAAATCATACATAGCGCCTGGATTAACAGTTAATTCCATTTCTTTATCACTCATAGGTTCAACTTTAAATACATTGATAACCGAATAGTCGCCTCCGTTTCCTTCAGCAATATCAACAGCAAATAACCAATAATTTTCACTATATCTAGCATCCTCTGTGTCAAAATCCGGATGAAAGCTTAAAAATCCTTTAGTGTCCAACTTAGCCGCATCAAATTCTTCCATATCATGCCAGACATACTTCTTCATTTTCTTTCTCATCACCTTCATGTCTGCTGGATCTAATAATAGATTAGAAGAACTGACAAACTCATTACCATATTGTCTATTAAAGGCTTCTATAGAACCTAAGTTCTTAAGTTCCCTCTCATACCAAGCGTCATCTCTATCTGGGTGCTGCCACCAATCAATACGCATTGGTGTATATTCATTATCACCTCTTTCAGCAGCCGAATAAATTTGATAAAATTTGTTAAAGCCATTAGGGGTTGAAGTGATATTGATTCTGGATATCTTAGAAGCTGAAAGCGTTGGATAAACGTTTTCATAAAACGTATCAACAATAGTATGATGAATATGGGCAAACTCGTCTAGATATAGGTTGTGAATAGTAAAACCAATACCAGCCTTAGCTGTAGTAGCTTGTCCTACTAATCGACACCCATTATCACATTTGACATTCATGACATCGTACTTGATAATGCCGGGTTTCATAAAGAATGGTAAGTTCTCGATTACAATCTTAGCCTTATCAATGATTTCTTTAGTTGTTTCACTCTTATTAGCTAAAAGTAGAGTATTTTTATCATTGTTAAACGTTAAGTACCATGCGTTAAAGATGCTAGCTGTAACTGTTTTACCCATCTGTCTTGAGGCCAACACAATATTAAATCTATCATGTTGAAAGTTTTTAAGCATAGTCTTTTGATAATCTCTAAGCTTTACTTGTTGAATACCTTCATCAGTCATAACGACTGCATATCTTTCTGCAAAATAGTTAATGTCTGCAGCACATCTAGCCAATTCGGCTATTTCTTCATCGGTATATTCAAAGACGATATTACCCTTCTTCAAGAATTGCTTACCTTCATAAAAAGGCATCTTGACTTTAGGTCTATAACCCTGATCAAGAGCAACCATAAGGTCGTTAATTTGTTTAGTAGACCATATAATTCTTTCAGAGTCTACAGAGCTTTCTCCCTTAGGAATCCATTTATTATCTCCAACGTAATCACTCATTAAGTGTCAATATCTTCTATTTCTGCGTCTTCAATGTTTTCGTTAGCATTTGCAATACCTGCTTGAATTTGAGCCATTAGGTCTTTTGTACCTCTCATAATATTTGAGTTGTCGTTACTGCTTTTGCCCGTAACCTCTTCTATTTCGTTATCACTAACTCTCTTATTATAAATTTCAACATCGCGAGCAATTCTTTTAGTTGCTTCTTCAGCCGCCATTAAGTACATAGTTTGTGACTTAATGATGTCAAGCATAGATTTTTGCAAAGTGGCCAAAACTTCAAACATTCTCGGGGCTAATTCACCACCATCAATAGTCTCAAGCAAAGTGGTCAAAGCTTTTTCTCCGGCCTGTAATTGATAAATGAGAGAAGCCATTGTCATCTCATCCATCTTCTTTTTAGCCGCAATATACTCATCTTTCTCAATGATATCTGCATCAAGATAAAACTTCATCAAACTAGTAATGGTCTTTTGAGCTTGCTTACTAGCTTTACCTTTCATTTCAGCATAATTTACTGAAGGTGTCATTGATTGATTAATCATAGGCAAATCAGTGGGATCAGAATCTACATCAAGTTCTTCAGCCCCTCCTGCTATCAAATCGTCTAACTCTTTTCGTATCTCGTCAGCTTGTTCAGAGATTGTTTTCTTATTCTCGCTCATATTATGATATTATATTCTATATATCCCTAGTTACTAAACTAAGAGAATATAGATTAAATTATCTGCCTTGACTATACTTTCTAAGCATAATGCCCGGTATAGCGTTGTCAGTTAAAATGTTAAGGTGTGAATCTCTAACAACATATTGTTGTAATATGTTTGTTTGTTGTTCAGCTTCAATAGTTTTAGTAAAGATTCTAATATTAGTCATGTGCATATAACCACCTCTTAAAGTATACTGTTTATCTGTTTCCCATGTTAATTCAGTAGGAATAGTGGTAGTTTCTTTAAATACAATGTCTAATCTATTAGGCGAGTTTTGTGGTAAACCTTCATTAACCTCATCATTTAGTCTATAAATATTTATAGACATTTCATTATATTGATTACTTATATTAATCACCATAGAGAACCACATTGTATCTGTAGCTTCAAAGAATGGGTTATCTTGGCTATCTATTGCGCCAAAATCATACGTATAAACCTGATCGTTAAGAGTTATTCTAAATTCAACTCTTGAAGTTTCGATCATAATGCCTTTATCTCCATCTAAACCATCCAATATAGTCTGATGTGTACTAGCAAATGTAGTATTTAAGATTGGTTTGAACCATCCGGTATAAGCTAAATTATTCTCGGAAGCAAGAGAAGAATTTAAGTTATAGATAATAGCTTCGTCAAACTCAAAGTTGAAAACTCCAGGTTGTTGCTCTACTCTTTTTCCGGCCGTAGTTAAGTCGTAGTAGTTTCTAGAAATAACAGTCCACCTATTTCTAAGATCTATATCTGCTATCTTCAATTTCTTGTGAATAGCTGCTCTTATTCCATCTTGTACAACATGGAATACTGTTTTATATTGTTGAGGCTTTGTAACCTTCTCGTACTCTTCTTGAATCTCTTCACCAAATACTTCTTCTACGCCAACGACTAAATCATCAACGGTTTGTTCAACAACATCATCTGTATGAATACTAGATGTTCTATCTTCGTATTTCTTAAGTTGAACCCTCCAATATGTTAGGCTTCTATTAAACTCATCTGCAAATGTAACTGAGACAACTTCATACATTCTATTATTGAACGGGAAAAATAAATAGTCTCTGCTTCTAGGCGATGGTCCAATACCAAATACATTGTTAAATTCTGTCTTAGTAATGTGAATTTCAAAGTTTTCAAAGCCCATGCCAAAGATATCATAACTAAACTCTTCAGTTGGGAATTCATTATCAGGCACCATGATTTTAACCATACCCTCTTCTACTACGTTGTAAAGAGAATATTCCATTAAAATAACGTCCTTAGACCTTTGATCTGGCTCAACTCTAAAATAACGTACTTCATGTCCCCATATAGAAGTAGAAACATCTGTAATTTGCTTATAGAGATTGACAGGCCTTTGTAATTCGTATGGATTAAATAAATTGGTTTCGCACTCTACCGTAATACCTTCACAACCTACAAATGCCCATGGATCTTCACAATCGGCACAGAATTGAGGACACGCTTCAATTGTTCCATCTGCTGTTTCAAGCTCATATGTTACGCTTAGTATACTCAATGATTTAGTAGCTCCGCCAACTGACATTCTATCAACAGTAGCTCTAACATCTAACCAAAGTGGCAAAGTAGAATTAAAGTTTAAGGTAAACAAATCACCTGGATTCGAATCTTCTGTCAAAGGCCTAAACTCTGACATTTCACCACCATCAGCATCTTTATTTTGAGACCATCTATATTCGTAAACAAACTTATTATTTTCGTTAGTCTCTTCATAGAACTTAAGCCCACCTGCTGTAAAAGATGGAATTTCTTCAACTTCAAATTGAGTTCCATTAACTGAAGCAATAGTGAAATATTGATTACCTACGATGATTCTTTCTCCAACATTCATCGTAATATTTTGAGTAGCTTGAACTGTTGTAGATCCTTGTGTAAAAAGTAGGGTTATACCATCAGTCCTAGTTGTAGTTAAACCCGCAACTATTTGCCAACCCAAAACTCTTAGAATCCCATTATATGGCTCTTTAAGTCTAGCTATTAAAACATCTCCTACTTCATTCGCTGTAAAGCCAGTTACCATTACTTTTTAGCAATATTTTTCTTGACTTCGTCCTCTGGTTTATAAACTTCTCCTAAAATCCAACTTGTTACAAAGCCAGACAAAGAGACAAAATAGACTGTCAAATCATTTAAGTTTTGATTGTACCACATGGTTAATCCGCCAGCAAGAGCCCACAACAGCGTTACTATGTATATCATAGCCTCTCTTCTTGAAGTTGGACCTTTTTTAAAAACACTAGTTTTAACTGAAGGTTTTTTAGTCTCTGACCAAACATAAACACCAACATAAGCTGTCAGTGAACCAAAATAAACAGAAAGCTCAGATAAAGTTGTTTCTCTAAAAGCTCCTAAAGCTCCTAATATAACCCAAAGAGCAACTACTAAATAAACAAGACCTTCGCGTTTTCCCATAGTGTTCGACTTTCTTTTATATATCTTAGTCGAAATCAGTCACTAATAGCAATTCAGGGTTATCTGTGTGATATTGATCTATTTCTGCTAAAATAGCATTAACAGGAGTTGCGATTTCGCTAGAATTATTTTTAGCCAAAAGAATATCAAGCTTAGTCATTAAATCCTCAACCTTAATAATCGTGAATTGTTGATTAGGCTTTAATATATTTGCCTTATACAATATAGTATTAATTAAGGGTAATTGAGCTGGGTTAAAGATATCAAACATTCTTAATGTACCTCTAACAACTTTGACCGAATACTTGATCGTCTTCATATCATCTATGTCAACGACACGATTATAAGCTACGTTAGAATTAAGTGTAAACTTAACCCATCTTAATCCTAAAAGATCTTCCAGCATTTTCCATAAGAAATACACAGACGTTGCCTCCTTATGGACTATAGAACTGTGTAGAGATTCAACTCTATTAATCTCTTTTCTAAAATAAGCTAATAAAAGCTCTTTAAGCGAATCACTAGAAACCAAAATAGAATGCTTACTCAATTTTTTATGAGCTTCGCTATTCTTAAGTATAGCCCAAATACGATTATCTACTGAATTGTATCGATATAGAGTAATATCTACAACCTCAGCGAAAGTATCTTTATTTTCCGTAAACATTGATTTGCTCCTCTATCTTTTTAAGATCGGAGTAAAGCTCGTCCTTTGCAAATATAATCAATTCTTGATATTCGCGCTTTCCTATTTCGTTTTTGTCTAAATAGAGTTGAACTGCTTCTTCCGATGGAATATATTTATCAGGCTTCTGTTTAGCCGCCTTTTTTGTTTTAGTGTAAAACCAACCAGGAACTGATTTGAATCGACTAGCAACCATAGACCAGCAATCAACGACTGATGCACCATTAATGCCATTAACGTTAAATTCATTAGCGTTAGCTGGATATTTAATGGCAAAGAAACGATTAATCATAAAGTGATGGCGCTTCTTACTATGTTGCTTAAGTTTATTATAATCGGCTCGCTTCGTAAACATAATTTTTACGAAGTCAAAAAGTTTAGTTTCGTCTAGCATTATTTAACCCATTCATGATATGCAAACGCATATGCATCTACCTCGTTAAGTTGAGGATTATCTTGCATCATTTTATGAGCCCAAACTTTAACTTCAGTTTGAAGACCATACGCTGATGCTTCTTTTAAAATAAGCTCTACTGTTTCCATATCTTTATACTTAGAATAAGTCACTTAGTTTTCTAGTTTTAGGATTAGTTTCTATCTCTTTTTTACCTTCAACTTTCTTAATAGGCTCTTCAGGAATTTCCATATTTGCAAATGGATCAACTGAAGCTGGAGTTGAGCTACCCTTTAACCAATCAGTGCCTTCGAGAATTTTATCTTTGTCAAGTAAGACCTCAATGTTATCAACAGCGCCTTCCCATTCTCTATCGATAGTTTCATAAATAGCACTTTGAATAGCATCTGGAATAGTTTTAGTATGAAGTAACATAAGCGAGATATTACTGTTTAGATTTGCTTGAATCAAAGCCAAATTACTGTGGCCAACTACACGATAGATGATATCACATATAGATTGCTTGGCCTCTTTAGAAAAGAGATAATCAATCTTAAAATCTTTATGCTCCTTTAAGAATTGATCAATAATCTTATTAGCTGTTTTATCAGTAATAGAATAATTACGAAGTTTACCGTTTTTCATCTCCTTTTGCCATGTAACAACCGAAGGAATATTATCTGACTTATCACCTACTAAAATCTTATTCAATATAAACAAGTCGCAATCAACTTCAGTAATTTCGACCTTATTGTCTTTGACCCATTGCAAAATATCGCCTTGATAACGATCGCGCATCATATGCTGACCGCCCATATTAAAGAGCATATCGTCATTTGATAGATCAGAAGAGGCAGATGCTTCCATGGATTGAGTAAAGCCTTCATATGCATATAAACTTTTTCTAGTGTTATAATACCATATAGTGTGAGCATCGTTGGCCTCAGAATAGTTGACCAACTGAATTAAGTCACGATCACCAGTCCAAACGATACATGATTTACCTCGACCATTAAGCATTGTAGACCAACCAAAGAGTACATCGTCAGCTTCAGCACCTTGAGTCTGATGGATTGTAACGCCCTTAGTCTTTAGGATCTCTTGGAACTGCTCGTAAGTGCTATAGACTGCATTCCAATCTACATCGGACGATTGCTTTCTAGTACCTTTATAATCACTCTCGGGATATAGATCTTTACGCCATGATTTAGCATCAACTGCGATGACAACGTCATCAACAAAAGCATTAAGCTTTCGCATTTCAGATGCAAAGTCAATACATAGCTTTCGCATAAATTGACCACGAGTCTTATCATCTCCTAAGAGTTTACCTGATTTTGGTTTAGGCATCACAAAGAGCCTGCTAAAGACGAAGTAGTTTCCGTCTATCAATAGAGTATGTTTTCCCACCTTCATTTCTTCTTTCATTTAAATATAACGAATTCAAGGTTAACTTGAAAGCATTTTAACATTTTTTTACGAGCGAATTATCGTTTGTATATCATAGACGCAACTCAACATCGTAATTACCGGGTCTATCACGTCAACTCGCTGAGCTTGGTGCTTGGCAACTGAGATAATAACCCGTGGAATATGCTTATTGCTTTGCGCCTGTTCCTGGTTTATGTATTCAATAAACTCTTCGCCAAGTGATTGAAGAACGTCATCAACTCGATTAGCATAGTTACCAACTAGTGTTTGATAATTTTTAGCTGGATCAGTTTCGTTGAATATCAACTCGAACACATCCTTAAAGACAGAATTGAATCGTTTAACATCATCGACCGCAATCGTAGTAGTTCCTTGAGTCTTAAACCCCTGCAACTTATTAAGAGTGCTTCTAAGATCTGGAAAGTTTCTACGAACAAACTCTACCAAAGCATCTTTTTCGATGGTCAAACCTTCTTCCTTACAGATGTGATAAACTCTCTTGATATACTTCTTTGTCAATTCAGACTCTTCTTGCTTGTCGAAGTCAAAGTTAATAACCTCGAATCGACTTAAGACAGGATCTGGAATCTTATTGATGTAGTTACAAGTAGCAATGAATCTGCTATTAGAAGCAAACTGCTCCATAGTAGCACGCAAAGCCTTAAAGAACTGGTCAGAAACGCCATCGACCTCATCGAGAATCACGACCTTAAAAGCGCCAGGTGCATCCATAATAGAGACAGTAGAGCAAAAGTCAATAATCCTTGTACGAATAACATCAACAGATGTATCAGTTGAGGCATTAATGTAAAGATAAGGCAAGTTAAATTGATTAACAACAGCTTTAGCAGTTGAAGTCTTGCCAGTACCAGGCGAACCTGCAAAAAGCATATTTTGAACTAGGCCATCTTTAAACTTGGTCATAACTCGATCTGGCAAAATAAGATCGTCTAGATTTTTAGGTCGGTACTTTTCTGTAAAGAGCTGATTGATCGATTGCATATTTATAGCTTTGTAAGTTATATGCTTAAGGGCATAAATTGTTTATATGATAGATATTATATGATAGATTGGAGAAGGATTAAGATAGAAAGGACAAATGGACCTTACCCAAAAAATCGTTACGGAGTTATACTAAGAAATCTGCTAAAGGTTCATAGAAAGTTTCTCGTAGAACATCGTCACATTAAACGATGGGCTAAAAGCGATCAGTTTATAGAGTGTGCCATAAAGATGCAAAAACCAGGTCAGCGCGATGCGGCCTCAATTAGGCTTTACTATGACTGGGAAAACGAGAAGCCGGTTAGCTTAGAAGAGTTTAAGGAAGTGACCAACTACATAGATTGGCAATGCGCTATAAGCCTAAGACCCATCAAAGCCAAGTTTATGAATTTTGATTTGGAAAACTTTGTCCATCCAGAATATCACGATACTTTAAATGCCCCGATGGTGGACAGCCGTATACTTAAAAGTTCGATTGAGTTTCGTAAAAAATGTAAAGCTTTTCTCTTAGAAGAAAGACAAAACTTTTTAGATGTAGTTAAAAAGGGCTCTAAAAAGAAGTTAGATTAATCTTCTAAACTTTTCGCTTACACTAAAATCATTAATATACTTAAGCGTATTTATTGACTCTTTGGGTTTATCTTCTTCCTCTTCGTCTTCTTCCTTAGGTTCATCTTTAGTCGACTCAGCATCACTATCCTTGGGCTCAACCGGTTCCGTAGTAGTTGTTGTTTCTGGCTCAGCAGGCTCATCTTCCTTGGGTTCAGCTGGCTCTGTAGTAGTTGTTGTTTCGGGCTCAGCAGGCTCATCTTCCTTGGGTTCAGCTGGCTCTGTAGTAGTTGTTGTTTCGGGCTCAGCAGGCTCATCTTTAGCCGGTTCTTTATCTCCATCTTCTCCTTTAGGTTCTTCTTTAGGCTCTTCTTTCTCAGGCTCGCTAGAATTATCTTTATCACCCGTTGGCTCTTCACCCTTAAGTTTAGCTATTTGATCTTGATATCCTTTAATTTGTCCTTCTAAAGATTCTATCTGAGACTTATCTTCTTCTTTCTCTGGGTCAAGCTTAGCTTTTTGTTCCTCAGCTTGCTTTTTCATCGTTTCTAGATTCTCAATTTGCTTAGTATCTGGCGTATTTTTAGCCTTTTCTTCAGCATCTGCTACCTTCTTTTCTGCTTTTGCAACTTGAGTATCTATGCTCTTTTTAGCATTGGCCAACATTTCTTCCATTTTGACTTTCTCAGCATCTGATAAATTTCCTGACAATTTAATCTCGGCAACTTTAACTCTTGATTCTGCTCTTAGTAAAGCCAATAATTCCCCATTATCTGGAAATGCCTCTTCTAAAGTTTTTTCAACTTCAGCTGCATCGTCTAATAATTTTTGCTTTTTTTCTTTAAAAGCATCAATTTGTTGCTTTAACTTTTCTTTCTTTTTTGGATCCTCAATAGAACTTAAATCAATTTGAGAAAGCTTAACGTCCATTTGAGCCGCAGTCACTTTAGACTTATGTGCAGGTTCATAAAGGCCTTTAATCTTTTTCTTTTTCTTTACCTTTTTAATATAGGCAACTAGCGCTACAACTCCAATAAGAGCTCCACCTGCAACAAGCATTGGTATAGCAGAAATATCAGAAGCTAAGACTTGGTCAACTGGGTTGTTCTCATTTAATACATCTTCAGAAACTGGCTCACTTGATGTAGATGAAGAATCTCCTAAACCATTAACAAGATCATTAAGACCTGAAATAATATTATCTACGTCGGCCTTAATAGAAGCAATTGGATTATCTACAGTTTCTGGTTTAACATCGACTTTAGTCTCTAACTTTCTTTCCTGGAAAGTCTCGAATAAATCTAACTTATGTTTAAGTCTAATAGCCATTTAAATTAATTTTACTTTTTGTATATATCTAGAAATTATGGGACAAAAAGAAAGCCCGCAATTGCGGGCTTTCCTTATAATGTATTGAATTCTAATCTTTAAGATTATAGCTCGATGTTAGAAACATTAAACTTTTGGTACTGAGTGCCAGGGTGGAAACCAGCCTCAACCAATGCGTAGCGAGACTTAACTGCTACCTTTGGTGCCATAGTACCTTCAGCAATAGTTTGTACTGATTCAGCCATTAGGTAAGGCATGAATACTAGACCAGGACCATTACCGTCACCCTTTCTACCAACTAGAATTTCGTGTACGCTGTTATTACCGTCGAATGGCAATAGAGGATCAGTGTAAACATTGATACCTGCAACAGATCCAACTGGGTAGATTGCACCTGCAACCTGGTTGAATGTGTTAGCCATTGGGTTTGGTACGAAACCTGCAACTCCTTGCATAGCTGAAGCAACTTTAGCGTCAACAACTGCGAAGTTACCAGCGCCTCTTCTACCTCTGTTAGCAATTAAGTTAGCAGCTGCTAGAATGTTAGTTAGGATTCTTCTGTGAGATTCACCTCTAGTTTCACCACCGTAAGCTGGTGCCAAAGTAGGATCTAGATCAACAGCACTAATACCAGTTTCAGCAAGTGCTCTCATTGCTCTTAGGATGTGAGCATTGATAGACTGAGTTAACTCGTTAGTTAGAACTGACTCAACCTGAGCAACAGCGTCAACGCCGAATTGCTTCAAGTCTTGAACCTGCTCACGAGTAACAGCAGCTGCAACTTGGAAAGTTTCAGCAGCAACTGACTTGCTGAATAGGCTCATGCCCATTAGTCTGTCAGCTGTTGATTCGCCGTCTTCTCTTGAGTAAGGTGAACCATCAGTGTTACCAGAGAAACCTGGGATGTGATCGTCAAGAGCCTTAACCAATTCAACATCAAGATCTGTTGTAGTAGAAGAAGCAGCAACCGCTAAGTCAGCTGCAACATTAGCTTCTACTAAATCTCCAATAACTCTAAAGATAGACTTACCGTCGATTCTAGATGCTGCTACGAATTCGTAACCTGCTGAAGTACCAGCAGTAGGAGCACCATTAGTTAAGTTTAGGTCTGAAGTACCTGCCGCAGCTTCAGCAGCCTTAACATATGTTGGAGCTTCTGCGTTATCTAGTCTACCACCTGCGTAAGTGAAGTCTAGGTAAGACAATAGACCCATAGGACCAGCCATTGGTACAACAGGTACCAAGTCTAGACCGATAGTCTGAGCTGCAACTTGCATTGCCAATGGCAATAGAGTTGGAGCCTTATCTCCTGAACCAGTGTCTCCTCCTGCAGCACCCTGTGAAACAGTTGCTGGGAAAGATACTCCGCCCATACCCGTTAGGTTCATTGGACCAGGGTTGTTTGATAAGGACATGATGTTTGCGTCCTCATATAGCTTGTGATTGTGGCAGTATTCGCTCATCCAAGCCAATTTGTTAGAATCAGTGATACCAGTAGCCTCCTCGATAATTGGAGCCCAAGTATTTCTGATTTCCGCTTCATTAATTCTTTGCATAATTAAATTTTTTATTTTTTTGCGGTTTGTTTAAATTCGACATTTACTTGGGCTTTCTGCTTCTGTCGCCCTATCGTCGATGTTATATGATTACTTTTTAAATCTCTTCTTTAATTGATCAGCATAAGTAGAAACGTCATACATTGGCTTAGTCTCTTCTTGAACTGACTTCTTTTCGTTAACCATTTCAAGTCTTTCCATATTAGGCTTAGACTCTCTTAGGTCTCTAGTTTGCCAGAAATTAGCTACTTGATACTCTGTATTTAGAGTAAAGTACTTAGACTGAGCAAGAACTTGAGCTTGCTTAGACTCTGACAATGATTCCCATTGCTCTTTGTACTCAGAAGGCATTGCTGATAGAACAAATGGCTCCGCATTTCTGTTTTCAACAATCAATTGTGAAGACTCGATTAGAGAAACGATTTGTGCTTCAGTCATAAAGCCACGCTTAGCAACAGCTTGTCTAACTTCTTTCTTAGCATCCTCATTCAACTCATTGTATTTAGACTGAGTAGAACCGGAAACGATTCTAAAGAATGATGGGTTTTCGTTTTCTTTGATTAGAGCCTTCTCAACTAAAGTATCAAGTTTAGTTGTAATCTCGGTCTTGTAAGCTTCTAGTGGATCATGAGCTCCGTCTTCACCAACGTCAGACTTAGCTGGATCTTCTCCATCCTTAGTTTCATCTTCAACTTCAGAGTCTGACTTCTCAAGATCAGCTTCTAGATCTTCTGCTGGAACAGCTGCGTCTTCAGCATCTTTAGATACATCGCCTTCTTTAGAGTTATCTCCAACCTCAGCGTCCTTTTCAAGATCTTCAACTTCTTTACCAGCCTCAGTACCTTCTTCTTCAGTAACTAGATTCTCATTAATAGACTCAGCAATATATTGTGCATATTCTGTAACAGACTCTAGGTTCTCTTTTAAGTAGTCGACATATTCAATCAACTTATCGTTCTCAGTAAAACCTTCGTTGCTAGCTTCTGCAATATAATTAGCATACTCTTTCAACTTGTTTACTGACTCAGCAACGGTTTCAGTATACTGAATAGACTGATCAACTTTTTCTGCAACATGCTCAGAGTATTGAATACCTTGATCTGCTTTTTCTGCAATGTGCTCAGAGTATTGAATAGACTGATCTAGTTTTTCTGCGATGTGCTCAGCATATTGAATACCATTATCAGTTTGCTCAGCAACATACTCAGTGTATTGAATATTCTTGTCTAGCTGTTCTGCCAAGTACTGTGTGTACTCAGAGATTCTGTTAATGTTTTCAACTAAGTGATCGTTATGAGCGATAACCTCTTGGATTTGTTCTGTAACTGGAGTGTTATCAGATCCTGTCTTGACTTCATCGATAGAGTCCTTTAGAGTCTTAATCTCTTCAGCCAAGTACTCTGTATACTTATTGAAGTCATTTGCGTTTACAAATTCTTCCATTTTTTCAATATTATTTTGATTTGAGTTTGTTGTTTCTAATACTTGAGAAGATCCGATCTCGTAGATGAATAAATTTTCATCATTAGAGAAACCGTATGACTCATTTACTCTTGAGAGTTCGGCATTCTCGAAACCAGGATCTGCAACTAAGTCATAAGTAAATAGTTGCTTGATTTTTACTTTTCCGCTAGACTCCACAGTACCAGCAGCTCTAGAAGAAATTTGCAATGGGACACCAGCATCAACCAGCGCTTTAGCTTGTCTTCCGGCATCAGTATCAAGCAGTCTAATTCTACCTTTTACTTGCTTAGAGTCTCCATCATAAAAAAGTTCCTCAATCACGTGAGAAACATTCTTTAATGAAATATCAAATTGTTGAGGGTGGTCTAATTCTCCTAAAAGTTTAGACGACTTGATTTTATTTTGTAGTGCTTCAATTTGGGGAACGTATTCATCCTCTGTATAAATACGATTATTCTTATTCTTAGAGTCTATTTCTCCAAAAATACCCTCGAGCACATAGTCTTTAGATTCACCTGCAACCGATAAGCTACCAGACGATCTCTCGACTATTAATAAATTTTTTAAATCTGCCATTATATGGGTCTATTTTTGTTATATATCTGCTTTCTTTGTAGTAAAAATCACCAAATAGGATTAGATTTCAAGATCTGCACTTTCTCCTTCTTCTCCGCCTTCGGTTTCAGTTGACTCTTTTTCTTCCTCTTTCTCTTTTTCAGCCTGTTCAGCCCTATAATCATTATATGCTTTTTTAATGGCCGACATAGCCTCAATAGAAAAAGATCCCTCTCCATATTTGTCATAGAAATACTGTTCAATTTCTTTTTCAGTATCAGAAGAAATAATAGCCCCTAATACTTCTTGAGCTGATATTTCTTTTCCTTTTACAGTAATGATAGAGTCTATTTCTACTTTAGAATCATCACCAGCTAATACTGAATCAGCTGTTTCTTTTATAAATTGTTCAAATAGTCTTAAGTATTTCATTTTCTTACTTATATATTTACATCATGGCCATAGGGTCCTCGGGCTCAGGAGCTTCTGCATCTGTTTTATTAGCCTTGGACTTCGCTGCGTCATTGGCCGCGATATCATCTGGAGTTAAGTTAAGGTAACGCTTAACTAGGAACTCCATATCAAAGTAGTATTCCTCTTCCATAGTTTCTTGGTTAGTAGTCATCAAGCTATCTCTCATTTGACCAATAAAGTCAAGTCTACGTTCCATAATTTCCATATGCTTAAGTTCGGCGAAAGCGTTATCTTCGTTAAACTTCATTGAGACCTGAGTCTTAAACTGAGGATCCTCAGCAAATTCAGGATATTTCAAGCACATCTGAATATAAAGTGGCTTAACCAAAATTTCTTGGAATACAGAGCGGAGCCTATTAATAAACTTGCTAAACTTAATTTCATCTCTAATCATACCATCAGCCGCAAGGTTAAAGTCTCCTCCTCCATCTTCATATAAAAATCTAGAATAAGGAATCTTAGAAACATGCTTTAACTTATCTGAGAAGTACTTAAGCGCCTCGGTGTCAGATAAGTCTGGACCTTCACCGCCAAGTGTTTCAATCTCCGGCTGATCTCCATCTTTAGAAGGCAACCAATATTCTTTATTAAACTGAAGCATGGGCTTACCATCAGTGGCCAAAGTACCTGATTCCCAATCAAAATCAACTGTCTCTTTATATGAATTCATGAGCTGTGCAAGCGACTGCTTAGCACGAGTCTTAGACTTACCTCCAACTGGAATAATAAACTTCATTCTAAATGAAGCATTAGTTACGGCCCAAATAACTCTAGTATGCTCCATAATTCTTAGTAGGTTAAACGCTCTAATTAAACGTTCGACATAAGAAACTCTAGAAGCTGTAGTAATTGAAGAATAAGATAGGTAAATGATTTGAGAATCATAGAGCTTTCTTTCCTTCATTGGATCATCTTTAAATTGAACCCAAACTTTTTTACCATCATCTTGATTATATCCAGGAATCAAAGTGGTTGGATCTAACTCTTTAAATCCAATAATTTCGGTTTGATCTTGGTTATAAACAATTTCAAACGCTAAATAGCCGTCTATCAAAAACTTTCTATAAAAATACCAAGCCGATTGGTCTTGATTAAAACCAAAATAATGATAAATTTGATTAAAATATCTAACTAAGTCCTTTTCTACTCTATCTGAAACATCCATGCCCAAAATTTCAGGCCTAGCGAAGAAATTCTTTTCATCATAAACAATAGTTTCATCACACAAAATATCAAGTATATCTTCTACTTCATCATGTAATGAAAACTGTCTAAGCTCATCTCTCTTAGCAACATAATCTTGGTCAAAGAACGGAATATTCTTTCTAAGTTGCATGTCAGTAAGAGACATTGCTGCAAATGCTGAGTAGATATCATCATTATCTACACCAATTGGGTTTATTTGACCATAGCCAAAAAGATCTTCCATTGGACCTATAGCCTGAGATTGGCGTATGACAAGGTCATCGTATCTCATGCCAAAAGACGATAATGTCTTTAGTGAGTCACGTAACCTAAATGGCCTTCTGCCAGTGCTCAAAGGCCCGTTTCTGTCTGTAAATCCTGCCATATTACAATATTCTATTCAGTTTTATATATTCTTCTTTCTAAGGTGGTTTCTATACATAGCATGTACTTGCGTTATAGTACCTCCATTTATGTCTATAAAATCACATAATGCTACTTCAGGCCATTTTTCATAAGCTACAACAGCTTGATTGGCTTTTCGAGATGGGATATATTGTCTAATAGCAA